GATACGAGAATCCGCATCCAAAGACGACCTGATTGCCGACCTTCGCGCGCGTGTTAAAGAAAAGGATGACTACATCGCCCTCCTGAAGGCACGCGCCGAAGAACTCCAAAATCATCTCATAACCTTATCTAAGCGCACCGACCTGGAAGACTACCCCTTCCCGGTTGGCGTCGCTGATAAGTTACAAAAACGAAAAAATGTCTAATCTTTACCCCAACGGCTATGTCTTACCACCCCAAACCTCCCTAAAATAGCCGGAGCCCCGCACACCCGAATTACCCCAAGCGGATCACTTCCAAATATAAGGGGTAACGGTTAAAAATGGCCGAAACCCCTTATTTATTGGGAATTTGCGAGGACTCCTTAAAAATTGCATTAAAACTAAATCGGTAGAAATAGGTCGATTTTGGTATATTATAATGCAAAATGTTTACCCCCATAGGCGGGGTGGTAAACATAGGGGTAAACATTTGTAAAACATTTAACTTTAAAAATGAAAGAAAAATGAACACGCAAATTGTATTTGACCATCGAAATAAGACGGCGGCTTGGAAGGAAGGCCCCGTCGAAGTGAGAATCACGCATAATCGCAAGACATATTATATTCCCACAGGCGTGCGCGTGCGCAGGACTGAGTTCGCGTTCCAGTCCATCATCAACCGCGGCGATGCCGACGAGCTGAACCGCCAGCTGCTCACGCTGACGCGGAAGGTAACGGCCGTGGTCACGGCCATGCTCGATGTCGGGGAGACCGTGGATGCCGCCGAGGTGAAGCGCCGGGTGTGGTCGCCGGAACAGAAGAAGAGGAAGAAGGAAGGCAACGAGGTGGTCGCATGGATGCAAGAGCAGATGCCGATGCTCAGGCTACGCGAGGGCACGGTCAAGCACTACCGCCCGCTGTTCGCCAGGCTGACGGTGTTCGGCGAGATCAGTGAGTGGGAAGACCTGACCATCGAGAACATCTACAAGTTCGACGCTTACCTGCACTCGCTCCGAAAGGAACTCAACGACGCCGAGAAGAAGAAGGGCGTGAAGGCGGAACCGCTCAGCGACGCCGGCATCTACACCTACCACAAGTGCTTCCGCGCCCTGCTGAACCGTGCCTACAAGATGGGAGTCATTGATGCCAACCCCTACGACCGCCTGAAGGGCGAGTTCGCCCGCGGCGAAAAGCAGACGATGGACTACCTCACCGAGGAAGAGATGGCGGCCTTCGAGAGCATCCGGCCGCTGCAAGGCTCAGTGATGGAGGTGGCGCACGACCTTTTCATCTTCCAGATGTACACGGGGTTGAGTTACGGCGACATGCAAGCATTCGACATGAAGGACTACCGACTCATCGATGGCACGTGGCGGCGCATCGGAGAGCGCATCAAGACCGGCGTGCCCTTCGTCTCGCAGCTGCTCCCGCCTGCGGTGGCTGTGCTGGAGAAATACAACTTCCAGCTGCCACACATAGTCAATGCCGACTACAACCGCGCGCTGAAGGCTCTGGGGCTGGCGTGTGGCATCGCGCGCCCGCTCCACTCCCACATGGCGCGGCATACCTTCGCCACGTTCGCCTTGCGGCAGGGCGTGAAGATCGAGAACCTGGCCCGCATGCTCGGCCACACCAACATCACTCAGACTCAGCGCTATGCGAAGGTGGTGGCAGCCAGCGTGCATGAAGAGTTCGACAAGCTCGGGGCCGCACTGGTATCTAAATCTGAGAAATGATAGGAAAAGGGCACCGGCCGCGAGGTCAGTGCCCTTCAAACTAAAAACCATTAAACTAAAACTAAGCTAACCAAGTAATTTCCTTATTACGTAAATCCTCGGAGAATGCCACTCCCCCTGAATTTGAATGAACCTACCGCAAGGTTTCCTCTGCTTGCTGAAATGGTGCATTCGGTGATGATGGCATTCCCGTAGAGTGCGTCGCGTGTGTTGTTTCTGTTTCTGATTTGCAATACTACGCCAGTCCCCGCCTTTATCAGAAATGAGTACATTGTTTCGATGAGGTGATTACTCGACAGCGACCACTCCATGCGCCCTGGGATGAATGTCTTGTATCGCCCATTCGCCGACGGACATGTTTCAATGGTATCGCACTTGATGTCGATGTCACAATTTTTCATCATTCCAAGCACAGTGCCGCCTCCCTGGGTGTTGGAGCCGCTGCCGGTAGTGATGATGATGTCATTGCCTTTGATGATCATATTTCAACAAGAATTAAAGTTGTCAAATCTTCGCCCACATCCATTGAGATGCTTGCTGTGATGTAAGTCTTTCCGTCAATCGTGACGGTGTTCAGAGGAGTGATGCTTCGGATTGCACCATCCAAGATGTAGAGAACCTTCACGTTGTGAACCTTAGCTCCGTAGTATTTTGCAATTCGGTCGGCCAGATGCTGCTCTGGATGATGCCATGTGTGCTGTGTCGTAACGCCGTATGGGATTGTCGTCAGGTATCGGTAGTCGCTATATAGTAGAATGCCCGTACCAGCTGCGTTGCCGTCGTCGCTTGCGAAGATGGTGGAGATAGAGATACCGTCAATGAACTTCCCCGACACAGCCTTGTAGCGGTTGCTGTCGCGGTCGTTGTAATTGCTGACTGACGTCGAACGAAGAAACTCGATGTTCAGGTCTGAAATCCATATCTCTCCTGTGAGTGCGCCGTAATAGTCGGCAAACCCCTTGATTTCCACTTTCACCTTTCCTCCGATGTTCCCGCTGACAGGCATTCCATATCCGTTGTATGCAGGATATGGGTCATCGAGGTTGCGGGTGTTGAGAATCGTGCCTGCGCCAGACGTCGCCAATGGCCACGTGCCGGTGCTTACTTCGACCCACGGGGAGTCTGTTCCCGTGTCAATTACCCATGATGTGCCGTTCCAAACGTACTCCCCTACATGGAATCGCATGTACAGAGTCCCGTTGGCGGGGCGGGTGGCGAGGTTGTCGCTGGACGTGCCTTTCCATTCCGTCTTGCCCGACAGGACAAGGATTCCGCTCTGAAAATTGTAGGAGTCAATGGACTCGATGGTGACAAGGGCCTTGTCCTGCGGGTATATTCCCTGGATGTAGATGCTCTGCTGAAGAGAATAGTTCCGTAGCAGCGTCATGCTGCCTTCGAAGTACTGCGATTCGTCAAACAGCCCTTTGTAGTATTTTGTGTAGGTTCCGTCTACATAGCTGCCGCCACTATCGGAGGAAAGTATGAACCGCCCAAACCTTTTATTGGTGAAATATGTCGGTTCGCGTTGGAATCGCCAAATTCCATTCGTTTCGCTGCCGAATAGCAGCGTCTTATTGATTGTTCTTGCCTTGATGTATTCCTCTATGTCGTCCCACGGCACCTCGATGGCGGGGTCTATCTTCGAAATGTCGGCGACGACTTCACAGGAATTGATACCCTGAAGCACCTCTTCCGTGCTGTCAGCCCGCATGACCGTGCCGCCCATGTTAAGCGCCGTTGTGTCGACAATCGTTCCGCTCGACGAACCGCCATTGGCAATCGTGACAAGCTGCGAAGGCGTTAGTCTTACGAACTTAGAGTTAATGGTGGTGTCGTCTGACGAACAAAGGTATATATCCGTTCCGTAAGTCCTGCAACTCCACCCGAAGAACGTGCAAACGTGCTCGAGAATCTCCAGCCAGTTGTATTTTGCCGAGAATCCTGACTCTGTTTCCGAGTCCTGGTCGAAGAACACCGCCCACTGCGGGCGATATTTCAACCAATAGGAAGTGATGATATTGCCTCCCTGGATGTATAGGTTCGACCACCATGCAAGGGATGCCATCGGCTCGGAGCCTGCGGTGAAGCACATGAAAAGCAAGTATGCGAGGTTGTTCTTGCTGTCGACGTAATCTGTGCTCGGCATGTTTCTGCCGATGACACCCATCTTCCCCACGACTGGCAATTCGATTAATCCGGGAAAGTCGCAAATACTTGCCGTATAGACTTCCGGCTTGATGTAGCCTTCCCACTTGAGGACAGAAGTTCCGCTGGTTGTTTCGTAGAGAGACACTGGTCGGTCGGTGGCTGTCGTTGGGATGACGTTCTTCCAAACGGTTCCGTCGGTATCGATAAACCTCACATACCCCGTCTGCTGCCGCACATTCTTGAATATGTCGCGGTCAGTATCCTCGTTGATGGTGAATGGTTCTGGCGCAGGTGTCAGGTATCCGCCTGTCGCAACGCCACCGATATGAACTTCGTAGGTCTTGTCGGTCCTGCTCGCAAATGATAATATCAAGTTCGCCATGTCTTTAATGTATCTTTATATATTCACTGCGCCCACGGCGACGGTCACGGTTGCCTGTTACGAATTGTATCTGCTCGGCTGATACGACCGCCTCCATCATGATGGGCTCTCTGCTTTGCGTCAGTTGGCTGGCGATGGAATTTTGTTGTGCTCTGTTAAGAATGAGTTCGCCGCTGTTGATGCCGTAGTCCGACGTCCGCAAGTTATCACCGCTGAAAGAATTGCCTGGCACGATACCGCCGTTGGCGAATCCTCCTGCCGTGGCACTACGTATAGCTGCAATGGTGGAAATCATCGTGGCCGTACCTGTTGCCGCTGCGGCTATCCAATCCCAAGGCGTGAATGTTCCCTTCAGCGATTCTGCGAAGGTCAGGGCGATGGTGGCAACGGCCTGTGCGATAGTTCCCATGACTTTTGCGGCTGGGTCATCAATAGAACTGAGAGCCTGCCCCACCGACTGTATTGATGATGCGGCATTCTTCCATGAGTCGGCGACGGTCTTCCCGCCTTCAGCGAGTTCGCTGGACTTTGATATGTAATCGCCCAGTGCCTTGACGGCTTTGTCATCAAGTTGCCATTGGTTGTGAGTGATGGCGCTGCTGAACTCGTTGCCGGCGTCGTAGGTTTTCTGCTTGAACAGCGGGTCTTGGAACATACCGCTGCCCTGCTTGCCTGCAAGGTCGCCGAGGCCGTAGTTCATCTGGGGGACGCCGCTGGTCTTGCCTTCGAGGATGTCGAGGGCAAACTGCGCCTCCTCGATTTGCTTCTTGATTTTCTGGCGGCTGTCATCGTCGGCAGCGGCACGCCATGCCTTCTGTAACTCTTGCACCTTCTTGGCCTGGTAGTCGATGCTGCCAGCGAGCGGGTCGTAAGTATTGCCTCCACCGCCCCCGCTTCGCGGGGTGCGCGTTGTGGTGGAGCCGCCACTGCCGTTACCTCTCAGCACGCGGGCGAGCTGCTTGTCCACCTGTGCCACCTCGTTGCCTGTGCGCTCGGCCTGTGCGCCGAGAGCCTGGAGCGACTGGAGTTCGGTGTCGTTTAGATGGCGCAGAGCCTCTCCGAGACGTTCACGCTCGTTGGCAGCATACTTCTCGGTGCTGACGTTGCCAGCTCCGAACGAGAAGGGACCGCTCACTCTCAGCCGTGTGCCGGTCATCGGCACATTCTTCAGCGTGCGATAGTCGCCGTATGTGCCGCTGAGTGCTTTCTGAAGGTCGCCAAAGCCGACACCACGC